CTTTCCCCGGTATTTGGCATGTTTATCGTTAGAGCATTAACTCCCAACATTAGAGGACTGGTGGCGGTCTTCTTACGGTCCAAGTATTGGGCCGCGCAGTTTGCCACCAAGCAAACCCTGAGGAGGGTTGCCAGGCAAGCCTTGGTTGTGGGTTTTCCCGCAGCAGTGGCCTCTGCCGTTTTGTCCTTCCTCATAGGTAAGCTTGCACTTAACTCAACACAGCACTTGTTGAGCTCTTGCGAGGAGTTGGTGCCTCCTCGTATGGCACTGGGCAGCGGACAGCCCAGTGGCATTTGTGCTAAGGGTGGTGCGGTACACTGTCCAGGACAAGGCAGTGATTACCGCACGCTCTTGGTCGGAATGACCAGGCTCCGTAAAAGGGCCCTTTGGGCCAGGCGTCTTGAAAGTAGGTTGGGGTTGGGGTTTTGCAGTTTGGGTGCGTTTTTTAGAGGCCGGTGGCAACCAGACCTCGTCTCTAAAGAGCACAACCCTGCTGTTGCCCAGCTCCTGCTCTACTTCCGCCACGGAGCAAAATGCCTTGGTGGAGGCATTGTCCAACCACAAGATAGAAGAAGAGGGGAGTCTGGAGAAGAGTATTTCTCCAGATGTGACCAGGCTACCTACCTTGTCATGGAGTTTCCTGACGGCTCCCGGGAGATCGTATATCCCGACCTTTTCTTCAAACTTGCCTCTTACGCGTTTTGCAGGAAGCGCGACGCCCTACTTGTCCCAGCTATCCGGGTGCGTGCCCTGGACTGGTGCAAGAAGGTCGGCTTGACAGAAGTCGACACTTGGATAGCAGTGTCATCAGTTATCCATTTGGTGTGGCAGATTTCGGCCAAAGAACTGGTGTCCAGGGCCGCTATCTGCCGAGAGGATTCCACTTCTGCTTGGTGGTCCACTTGAGGTGGACCCGTTGCCACCTGGGGTAACTGCCCGGGTGAGTTCGTGGTGCGACCCATGGGCGAGGGTGCTACCTTGGTAGTGCCTGGCAACGTGGACTTAGAGTCCTGCCGTCGCAGAAAAATGTTGGTGGCGTGTGCACCTAGCATGCCAGGCACTTGGGTGCCAGGTGTACATTCGTCATGCGTGCATAACGAGCATTCTGCCCTACTCCTTCGCTCACTTGCATGCGTCCCTGGGGGTTTTAGTAAAGAGCCTAGTCGGTCTTTTGTGCGTGCCATAGCACACTTGAAGAGATTGGCGAAGCGGTTTTGCCAACCCCGGTGGACGTATGAGCAAACAGCGCAGACATATCAAGGGAGGTTACGTAGAAGGTATAACAAAGCATGTCTTGATCTTGAAGAACCTTGGCGTAAGAGGGACTTTGAGCTTAGGGCGTTTCTGAAAGCTGAGAAGTGCGGTGCTGCCAAAGATTCTAAGCAGCGTATGATCTTTCCCCGGTCACCTAAGTATAATTTGGCGCTTGCCAGTTTTCTGAAACCTTTTGAGCATTGGTTGTGGGGATACCTAACTGCTCAAAGATGCTTTGGGGGTAGTAAGACTCGTGTTGTCGCTAAGGGACTTAGTCCCCGTGAACGAGCTAATTTGATCCGAAGAAAAATGGATCTCATGGACGATTGTGTTTGTTTTGAAGTTGATGGTAAGGCTTTCGAAGCCCATGTTTCATCTCGTCAAGTGTCGTTAGAGCATAGCATTTATCTCGCGGTTTATGGCAATGACCCTGAGTTGGCTATGCTGCTGTCCCGCCAGCTGTTCACTGGTCGTACAGCGGGTGGTATCAAATTCTCCCGACCTGGTGGCAGAGCTAGCGGTGACTACAACACTGGTATGGGCAATTCGTTGCTCATGCTTTGTGCTGTAATCTCCGCTATGAAGCACTTCAAAGTTGAGTTTGATACACTCATTGATGGAGATAATGCTCTGCTTTTTGTTAAAGCTGCTGACATACAGAGGGTTTATCAGGGATTTGGTGCTCGCGTTTTCGACGATTGCGGACACGAGATGACATTAGAAAAGCCGGTTACCATAGTTGAACACGTCCGTTTTGGGCGGAGTGCCCCAGTGTTTCTTGGCCCTGGTTTGGGTTATACCATGGTCCGGGAACCTTGGTCTGTTCTTTCTACCATGTGTGCTTCTCACAGGTGGTTGAACGAGCCGGCATTTGGCAGGCGATGGCTTGGTGGTGTTGCTATGTGCGAGTTGTCTTTGGCTCGTGGCATACCCATCACTCAGGCTTTTGCCTTTCAACTCTTCAAATGGGCAGACGTTCCTCTGAAAAGGGTCCCTGATTGGGCTCTTGTCGACTACTTCGTGGTCGGCGCTCGTTTAACGGATACGGTCCGTACCATCGAGCCTACTCGTGAGTGTAGGCTTAGCTACGAGCGTGCGTTTGGGTTATCACCCGATGAGCAGGTGTTGAGAGAGGGAGTGCCAATTAGCTTCGGGTTTCCGGGACTACCTCTCGAGATGCCTGTACCATCCAGATGGTTCGAAGCTGAGGCAGGTCTGTACGAGATCTACCTTGATGGCCAACTATAGTACACGTACACGTTGTTGCGGGAATGCCCGGTGCGGTGTTACCAGAAAGTTGCAGGAGACGTAAATTCGGCTGACGC